GCCGTCATTCCCTCCGGCGGTGGCGAAGGCGAAATGGGTGGTACCACAGTTGCAGCACCTGGGGCAATCGACGTGCGCTACACCGTTGAACGAATCAACAGCGTGGACTACGTTACGGCTGACCAGTTCCGCGCCGGTATGCAGCAGGCTGCCCAACAAGGCGCCCAGCAAGGCGAACAACGCACTTTGCGTAGGCTGCAAATGTCAAACAGCACCCGTAAGCGGCTTGGGATGTAATGGAACTAGCTCTCGGCAACTTCATCACGTTCAGCGAAAACGGGATCGTCCGCCAGCGCTTCCAGAACTTTTTCATCAGCGAGACGATCACTTACGACGGCAGCGAGTTCGGTTTTTTACCGTTCGGCTTCTCTGGCGTGACAATCAACCGCACAGGCGACAACACGGACGCCGACTTGGTTCTGCCCAACAACACGCTTAGCCGTAACTGGGCAGTAGAAGCGTTAGATAAGCGCTGGATGGTGCATGTTCAGGTAATGCTTCTTGATCCTGACGACCGCACCAGCTTTGATCAAGTCCACCAGTATTACGGATTGGTGGCCAGCGGAGTCTGGAAGGAGGCGGAATTGAAGCTCACGTTGAATACCGTTTTGGACGCTGTTGGAGCTGAAGTCCCGCAAAGGCGCTTGACCCAACGATTGATTGGTGGCATCCCTGTGACCAGTGGCATCAGACTGCAGTGATTTAATTGGTCGCCCGTATCGCTATGGGGCTGACGGCAGCAGTGCAGAGATCGACTGCATCCATTTGGTTTACACAGTGCTGGAGCGGGTGGAGATCGCCACTCCTCCGTTCAAAAACGACTGGTACGCAGCCAGTAAACGGCAGATCGTACGGGATATTTTGACCTGGGGTCGCCGTATTGAACGACCCGAGTACGATGGGGACATCTTGCTGCTCAGTGAAGACAACTGGGCATTTGCGGTGACATGGCAGACCGGAATCCTTTACATCAACCGGCATCTGAAAAAGGTCGCCTGGGCTCCGGTGTCATCGTTTACCGCTCCAAACTGCTTCCGTACGAAAAGCAGCTACTGAGCCTGGCGGGTATTAGCGAAGACGAATATCGACATTTTGTGCAGGAGGCGCAGCGCCGCGCCAAAACACGTCCAGCGGAGTATGCGGGTATACCGGACGTAAGAAATGAGGCAGGCCTAACAGTTGCAATTATCAGCCTTGTTATTGGCCTTGCTTCTACAGCCGCATCATTTCTGCTGGCACCAAAACCACGCGCCCCGCAACTTGCTGCTGGCAGAAGGCAGGATGCCGCCGGCAGTTCGCAGCTCAATCTCGACAGTATTCTCGGCGGCCAAAGGTTTAGTCCGACATTCGGTTTCGACAGCCAAGCCGAACTAGCAAATTACGGCGATCCAATTCCGATCATTTTTGGCCGTTGGACTGGTACGACTGGGGGAATGCTGGTTACACCAAAGCTGGTGTGGTCACGGATGTTCAGCTATGGGCGAGAACAGGGCGCCAAATTGCTGTTTGTTGTAGGCGAACAGGGCGTAGTCGAAGGAGCCAGCCCCGATGGCATCGATTCACCTGCGCTCCAAGGTATTTTTCTTGGCAATGGAGCACTGGATAGCATTTATGAGCAGACATTTGCTTTTTACTGGAAACGGAATACATCAGTTTCTGGCTTTAACCGCGTGCGAGGTATCAACCTGGCGTACGGATCTAGGGGGTCTTTAGCTTCTGGCGACCCAGAAAATTACGACGATATTTACAGCTGCCCAACCCGTGTAAGCGATAACGACACAGCATTCTGCTCTGCTCACGGGTTAAGCAATAACGCGGAATTTGGTTGTTATGCGCCAATTGCAAATGGTTCACATTATCGAGTTAACTGGCGGGTAATCTCTATTCTTCAAAATCAAGACGTACCATTTTCCCAGCTAGATCCAGGTTTTAACTCGATTTACGAACGGGTCAAGATTGCCGGCCAGGCTGGCATGAGCGATGAACTGCTGCGCCGTGATCAAGATTACGGAATTATTGCCAATGACGGCATGAGCGGCATTGGACGTAACTACAGTCGCCGCATGGGCATCACAGCCATTAACGGTGTTGGTGTATCCGATGATGCTGGCATTGCAATACGTGAAGTCAATGTTGGTGACATCGCTACGTTTACCATCGCAGGGAACAATATCCCCGACGATTACTACAAAGGCACCGACCGAGAAGTCAGCGTTCAAGACATAAATGATGCTGTAACTGAAATGCGTATTGCTGCAGATGATGCTCTGCAGGTAGGCGAATTATTTATGATTGCCCGCTCCACGTGGCAGGTTATCAGTCGCAGCAAAGGTATTTGGCGGCCAGAAGACAACGAAGATCAGACCGTCCAGCTTAAATGCATTGAGCACACTTCGACTGGCGCTAAATCAGTTGGCGTAGTTTCTCAGTACATGCTGCGCTCGGCATACATCAATGACAATAACTCACCAATTAAGTACAACGCTGGCACGACCTTTTACCCGCTGACAAAGGTCGCTTTTGCCCTAGTGCGAAACAACCGTCCGTGCGAAGTTACAGAAATCGGCATTCGCAGCAACGTTTTTCAGCGTCTAAATGGTCTTTGTAATTTTCAGACAGTTCCCAGCCCTGTTCAACTTGTAAACCTTGACAACAAGCGTGTCAGCGTAAGTACGGGAACAATCAACGGTTACATCAAACGTGCTTCGGCATTCACTATTCACGTACGCCCAGCTGGTGTTGATGCATCTGGTACAGCTTATGACTGGCATCCGCTGGGAGAGCAATTCTGCGTTATTGGAAACCAGCCGGTCGATCAATATAACTTTATCCGTTTAGTACACCCCGAAAGTCGTCAATACGAATTCCGTTTTATCCCCAAAAACGGTGCGGACATTGGACAAAATTCCCCGGACACCGCTGTTTTCTGGCATCTACACAATGGCGGCTCGACTGATTCCGCCTCTGAGCGTCAAATGCTTACGGCCAGTTATGCAACGGCATACGGCACTTTTAAAGTTGTCGCCGCAGCCAGCCAGGTCACGAAGTTAGACATCCAACGGAATTCCGAGTTTCAAAGCTTGCCGACATACCAAGACCGCACAATTGTCAGTGATCGGCCTACCAGCGTTGGAATTCTGACCCTGCTTCCAGATGAGCAAGGAACTCAAACACGTTTAACTGCAATTGCTTTTACTAGCTGGTTTACTAATCCTGCTTTTGAATACACCGAAGGTCTAACTGGTTCGTACACATGGGAACTTGTACTGCGTGCTGGTGTTGCTTCTGCGGATGATTACCCCGGCAATGAAGGCGCACAGGTTACTTTCGACTACCGCCATGATGTATCCGGCGGCCGCTGGTACACGGTTCGCTACGTATTGACCAAGCTGGCTTTATCACCAGCACATTTTTCCGGCGAATCTTTTGTCTGGACTATTACTCAAGAAAGCATTATTGAAAGCTCAACAAACTGGGACAGCCTAAGCGAATTTCTTACTACTTTCTCCGTTGCAAACGCCAATCCATTTAGAAATCCTCCCTCTAGTCCTGCATTTACGACCATCGGCCGTCGATACCTTGTGACTGCAGTGGTTTCCACGGATTCTGTGCAAGGCCGAGATCAAGCCTGGTATGAAGAGATGTTTGGCCCAGCTCGAAACTACGATCTAAATACAATACGGTCTTCCACCTTTGATCTAACCAGCAGTCAAGGGCATGGAATTCGTTTAACGCTTACCAGCCAGGTCTATGCCTCGCAGGGTCATTGGAGTGGGCAGACAAAATTTTGGACTTCGCCGTCAATCGTTGTCTCTACAGATGTGAATTATGTTTCTAGCCAGTGGCAGATTGGCGATACGGTCGATTATCTGTTGACGGTTGACGCCAATAACCCATTCCGCACGCCTGGTACATCCGTTGGCGCACGGTTTATTATTGAGGCCATTGGTACAACAATTACACAGGAATATACCTATTCCGGCAGGTCCTTTGAGGGGCAAAGTCAGTATGCAGACTTAAGCCTGTACGGCAGCTCGGTTGAAAAATCAAATGCCAGCAGCCCAGAGCACACAATTGTTTACGTCAATGAAATTACAAGCAATCAACAAGTTCCTGAATACACGGCCATGACACTGGCGGGTTTGTCATTAAAGGCTTCCCGTAATTTCACCGCACTGGACCAAGTTCGCCTGTGGCTTAAGAACGGTATTCCTGCTAAGCGCTTTCATCCCAACGAGTCTTCTACGGTCGAACCTAGCAATCTATTTTGCGATCTGGTGTATTACCTGCTGACTGATCGCGTCGCAGGCATGGGCGACATTCTCAACATGAGCATCGACACCGCTCCGTTAATTGATACCACCAGCTTTGTTAACACCGCTCGCTTCCTAAAGACAAACAACCTTCTGTTTGATGGTGCCTTGTCGAGCGCCGTAAATGTTCGCAGTTTTATTGCAGACACAGCCCCGTTCATGCTGTGCAACTTCACAATTACCGACGGGCGCTTTGGTTTAACGCCTGCACTCCCCACCACTGCCGGTGGCGGTATTAGCACAGCACCAGTAACTATTAAGCAGTTGTTTACTGCTGGCAATATCTTTGAAGACAGCTTTGAACTGACTTATGTCAACGCGGAAGAGCGCAAGGATTTTCAGGCAATGATGCGTTTCCGCCGCGAGTCCGAAAATCAACTATCCGAAGAGCGCAACATCGTTGTCCGCTGGAACGAAGACGGCAGCAGTGACGATCCCTTGGAGCAGTTCGACATGACTCAATACTGCACCAGTCGCGCACATGCCGAATTGGTGGCGCGGTTCTTCTTGTCTATCCGCCGCAGGGTTACGCACACAATTCAATTCAAGACATCGCCTTATGGCATCGATCTGGCACCCGGTGACTTTATTCGCGTCGTTACCGAATCAAATC